CTCGACTTGAACTATCGGATTTATCCGCGTAGTCCGTGGGGGAATCCCCTGCGTCGGCTTATAAGGTGGTTTGATATGGTTTCACTCACTTATAAAAGTAAGTGAGGGATCACCGTTGGTCATCAAAGGAGGAGAGAGAACAGCGTGCAGGTCAAACACCTGTATCTATTCCTCTCCAACGGTGATGGCCGGACGTGGCTTGATGCTGACCTTCGAATGAGAGGGCAACATGAAAAGCAACGTAAGTGACTACCTAGAGTTGTTGCACGACATCTATATAGATGCTTGCAACAAGTGTACCGCTGATGTTTCGGATTTACGTGACCTAGAAACAATTAGATCACGGGTTAAACACGAAGGGGTTTCGTTTTTGACGATAACCCTCCCCCAGTTTGCTCGTGACTTCGAAAGAAGCCTGGCAACTGGAGTTATTGACTCAAAATGCTTCAAAGGTTTTAAACGCCTTCGGCATCGAGCAATCCCTGATTTCTTACAAGGTATGCTCAGTCAAGTGTTTAACAGCGAAACAGGAGAGATTTACCATGACAAACAACCCCATTCTAAATCTGGAGTTATTGTTGGCGACGTTCCAACTATTGTTGAATCTGTACGACAAATATGTCTTACGTTCAAAAAGTTGGAGCTTCCTTGTACCCCTGAAAGGGTCCAAGCGTCGCTCAACAACTATGTCACAGTGGAGCGCGAGCTTCAAGAGTTTAGTGTCCAAGAAGAAGACTTTTCCAGGTTTCTGGATGTTTCTTCTATACTCTGGGATAATATGGTTAGCGATTTCGCTGCTAACTCCGTTATTCCAGCGCATGGTCCTGGACAAACTTCCGAACGGATTTCCGGTAATGGAAAGTACCGTTGGAGGTTTTGGCATCGACGCCTTGAACCTTACTTTCCTCTGTATGAATGTGCGTACCCATTGGGTACACCACACGATTCGGAGGAGTTCAAGTTTGTTAACGTCCTAAGCCCGGAAGATGAACTTCCCGTAAGGGTTGTTCAAGTTCCGAAAACTCTTAAGGCTCCCCGTATTATTGCCATTGAACCTTGTTGTATGCAATACACACAACAAGCCATTCGAGATTATCTTTATGATCGTCTTGAAGGATATTGGTTAACTAGAGGTCATGTAAATTTTCGTGACCAGTCAGTTAATCAAAGGTTGGCAATAGAGTCTTCGATTGATGGTCGATTAGCAACGATTGACCTGTCAGATGCAAGTGACCGAGTTCCTTGGTTCCTTGCTATGACCATGTTTCGTGGCAATCAAGAATTACTTGAGGCCATTGATTCATGTCGATCCACTCGTGCTGTTCTTCCTGATGGGCAACTAGTTGCTCCTCTCTGGAAGTTCGCATCAATGGGTAGCGCTTTGTGTTTTCCAGTTGAAGCCATGTACTTCTACACTATTTGTGTAGTGGCCCTGTTGGATGCACAGAATCTCTCTTACACACCCCGAAATGCCTTTAAGGTTATAAGGGATGTGTATGTCTATGGTGACGACATTGTTGTCCCATCGGCATATGCGGATGTTGTTCTCGATTACCTGCAGAAGTACAATTGCAAGGTAAACCCAAACAAGACTTTCGTGAGCGGAAGCTTCCGAGAATCATGTGGGGTTGACGCTTATCAGGGCTACACGGTAACACCTGTGTATGTCCATGTGCCGCGTCCTGAGAGCAAGCAACAATATGCTGAAATAGTTTCAAGAGTAGCCACAGCTAACCTCTTTTACTCAAAGGGTTACTGGCGGACTGCTTCTCTCATCTTTAGTCAGATTGAGAGCCTCATAGGGTTTTCATTACCGTATGTGGCCGAAACTAGCCCAGCTATTGGTCGTATCTCGTACTTGGGTTATGAGTCCATCGATAGATGGAATTCAGAACTCCAACGCTTTGAGATAAGGGCGTTGGTTCCCAAACCAGTGAACCGTTCTGATCCACTGGACGGGTACGGCGCTTTGACCAAGTGCTTTCTAGCTATGGAGCGTCGTAATGACGCTTCCGATCTAGGAGGGCTTTCGTTAAAGCACTCTGCACTGCGCGGAGCAGTCACACTAAAACTCCGCTGGACCACACCTCATTAGGTGTGAGGGGTTTAACCCCTGGGGGTAGCTAA